GTTCGGGTTAGTAGCCGTAGCTAGACGCGTTATTTTGCACGTGTCGGTCATGAGCCGGCGCGCCGCCCGATGCGCTGAAGGTGGAACCCTAATCATGATCCCCCTCCTAGTACCAGGGGATGGGCGCGCCACCCGCAGCGGGCACCCACCCCCCAGCCACGCAACTATCGCCGCGATACGTGCCAACCACTCCCAGGCCAGTACGGTTCACGCCCGCCACATACGGGGCCAAAAGCCGCTTCTCCGTGGCGGTCAGGTACATACCCATTTCCTCCACGGGCGCGCCACCCGCCCCCCAATCATCCAAACGCTCATTCGCGTAGGACATAGGGTTGGTGTATCCGCGCGCGGCGACCTGTAAAATCACGTTCGACACTGCGGGAGGTAGTTCCTCACCCGCCGGCACCGTTTCGCGGTTTAGGTAGGTGAGGACGAGGGTCTGCGCGTAGGTGAGGACACGCCCCGCGCGCCGCTGGTCCTGATCGTCCTCAATCGGTTCGCCGACCCAGTCCGATAAGTCAGCGACACTAACTAGGGGCATGCCCTCACTCATAGCTATTCTCCTGCCGTACCCTCATCCTCGTCCACTTCTTCCTCGGGGTCTTCCTCGGGGTCTTCGGGGACAGTGTTTTCCGTGTCGCCGGTCGCGGCCTTCAGGCCAGCGGCAACCGCGCGCTTCGCGTCAAGCGTCTTAGCCGCCACGAAACAATCAACAACCGACTGGTCTTCCAACTGGTTCGGGTTGTACTGCATGATGTGACGCAATGCGAAACCGTCTTGTGCGACTGTGGTGCCGTGTGCCGCGCCTTCTGGCACGCGGGACGGGCGCGTTACAAAAGCGAAAGCGTCACGGTGATAGGCGACGGCCTTATCCGGTGCGAGCATCGGATCAGCCACGATAGTGAAGCCGAACAGGCGGCCAATAGTGGCTTCGCGTAGTACGCCGTCTGAGCCGGCTTCGTTTACGCGTTGCAGCTCCTTCACGTTGAGGAGCGCGGCCTCAACGCCCGGGCCTACCGCTAGGAAACGGTTTTGCATGGGCACCTTACGCGCGTTCAAAACCTGTCGGAGGCTGATAATTACCTGTGTGGCGTTAGAACCGTCAGCAGTGAAGGCGAGCGCGTTCGCGTTAGACGTGACGACCTCGCTCTTCAAGTTCTCAGCCTTGACGCTCTTAACCGCTTCAAGCTCCGTAATGAGCGGCGCGGCCAAAGCATCAACCACGCTCTCAGCCTGTGGGATCAGTACCTGGCGTTGTAGGTCTTCCAGGGAGAAAGTCGCCCAATCATCCGGCAAACGCACCGCGTTGTAAACCTGGTTATCCATGTTCACGGTCACGAATTCTTGTTGGATGTCGTTGAATTCGATCGCGTCGCGTGATTCCCGGTTGGTCTTGGTGTAGGTCTTGGCCTCACCCGCCGAAACGGGCAGTTTCACGTTGATTGCCGCGCCTCGACCGGGCACGAAATCATTAGCGAAATCAGTGCGCACGGTGCGTGGGATCGTAGACAAATAGCGCAGCGAGGCGAGCACACTGCGCGCCGCCTGCGTGTCTGTGTATAGCTTGTTAGCCATTGGTTACTCCTAAAAAAGTGTTGATTATCCGTACATCATCTTTGTGAGTTCCTCGACCGTTTCCGCGCCCTGCTGGACGGCCTGAACGGGTTTGAGGTTCTCTCGGGGCCGACTAGACGCGGGCACGGACTTAGCGAAAAGTTTCAGCATGTCCGCCGCATCTTCTTCCATCTCTTCCACGGTTGTACCGACTAGGCGTTTTGCTAGTTCCATTGGTAGGCCGTGATTGACTGCGACAGTTAAGCGCATGTTTTCCGTTGTTAGCCGCTGGTTGTCGGCTTTGAGGGTGTCCACGTCTTTCGCGTTTTCTTCCGCGTCCTTAACCCGCTTTCTCAGGTTTTGGTTTTCGCGGTTCTTTTTGCGCAAAGACTTTAGGACGCTTTCAAGGTCAGCCGCCGGGGCCTCATCCTCATCCTCGTCCGCTTCTTCCTCGGTGTCTTCGGTGTCAGTGTTTTCCGTGTCGCCGGTGTCTTTCGCGCCGTCTTCCGTCTTTTCCGAGGTGTCAGACGTTGCCGCTTCCGTGTCTGCTTGTTCTTTCAAAGCTTCCGCAACACGATCAGCAACAGACTTATCAATTGTGGTGTCAGCCATTTTTGGGACTCTTTCTCTCTACTAGGAGGGGTTAAGGGGCTAAAACGTCGGTGCTTCCCAGACCATTGTTTGGCCCGCAATTAGTGCGCCCCGCCTACACCACAAGGGGCATAAGTGGGGCAAAAACCAGCATCGCCGGTTTTACGTTTTTGGTGTCACGCCGTCACTAAACATCGCGTGATTCTGACGGCGCATCCGATACAAAATGTTGTCTCGCTCTTGATTCTTCACACGCCTAGATGGTGAAATGCGGGTTTCGCCCGCGTCGTCCGCGCTTTCCGCCGCCTCAATATAAGCGGCGCGCCACTGAGCCTCTTTCTCATTGGGCTCCCACGCTTTGAACGTAGGTTCAGGCTGGCAACCGCAAAACGCATGCGCTTCAAACTGGCTTGTTTCCTCACTGTAGACGGGGCCGCGCCCAGCGATCATCGCACAAAAAGCGCACGGACTAGGATTCAGGCAGACCCTCCGCCACCGGCCCGCCGCCTTATCGTTGTAAGCCATGTCCACAATAAGGCCGCGCCCCGCATCCCGCGTGACTAGGCCAGTAGCGCCCCTAACCCGCTTCAAAGCTAGGCTCATTGCCTGGCCGGTGTCTACGCCGCGACCGATAGCCTTTTTGGTTTTCACCACGCCCTCAACATGTAGGGTTGCGCGTAGCCGTTCAAAATCCAGGGTTTGCAAGGGTATCTGCGTTTTTGGCAGTGGCGCGCCTACAATGTTCGCCCGGTAGGTCTGGTAATAGTCCTCAGCCAGTCGAATAGATTCTTGTTGTAGACGCTGAACCCGCGCGGCCAGTCGGTCAAGCCACACAGTTTCAGACGCAGACAGGTTCGCCGGGTCTAGCATGCTCCAAGACTCAGCAACCACCGCGTCAGCCAAACGCGCCAGTTTCGCCTGATCCCTAACGTGTTTTTGGGTGATCGCATCCGCAAACAGTTCTTGCATGGTTTTATACCGCTGTTAGGGACTGGGCGAGCATAGTATCCGCGTCAGGGTGCGCCTCCGCGTAGGCTTGCCACTCTTGCACGGTCGAGCGCGAAACGCCGGGAATAAGCTCCCACAGTTTTTCAGCCGGTACGCGTAGCTGGGTGGCGATTTTGCCTAGCGCATCCGCCATTTGCGACATGCTCCGCGCCTCTACATCATCCCAAATAATTTGCAGATCATAATTCGCCGCATCCTCGTACCGGCCCTCCACGTGTGAGGCGAGGCGCAACGCGTGACAGTGGCCACGATTGTTTAAGCGTTGGAATGCTTGGACTTTGAGACGGCTCATACTCCGCGATTCCGCGAGCGCTTCGGCGCTTAGGTTGGTCATTTGGCCGCCGTTCAACGCCCAGACTGGGGTTTGAGACACCGCCGCGAGCATGTCCCTATCCGCTTCCGCCGCGCGAAGCAACCCGTCCATTTGGGTTTCTGGCAGGGTGCCGAACTGTACGCCCTCCGAACCCGTCAAAATGTCTGAGTGTGCGAGGTGTAGTTTGATTTTTGCACGCTCATCATCCGTCAAAGTCTCATCTAGGCCGGTCGCTGTTTTAACACGCCATGAATTCCACTGCTGCACCATCAGACGGTCTAAAACGCTTTTCTCAAACCGGCGCGCTACCAGCTCGTACCGGTCTATTTCGCTGATTGCGTTGCCGTGTATGTCGAAATCTCCATAAGTCACTACCGGGCACACTCCCAGGCCGTGTTGTTGCACGCTGGCTAGTTTGACCTTGTCGGTGTACGTGTTTTCCCTGTTGAACGTGTAAACATTATTAGCATCATAAAGGCGTAGCGTGCCATCGGGCATGGTGCGCAAAGCGTACGCCGGGTATTCCGCCCCGTCCTCCCCCGTACCAACTGTTACTAGCTGGGCTGGTGACAATGGCACCATTACGGCGCGCGCCTCATTGCCAATAATGCCCGGCGTTACCATCATGTAACTTTTACCGTAGGCCAAAATAGCGTGATATAGCGCGTGTTGGCGTGAACGTAGGCCGTTTGCCTCCCACGGTTTCCACATTTGTGGCGCGTGCTCCCCACCCGTAGAAACGCCCTCCGCGACCGTCTGCTGGACTACGACGCTAATAACCAGCTCGAGGAGCGGCGTAGCGGCGATCTTCTTCAAAAACTGGGTTTCGCGTTTGTGTTCGTCCTTAATCTCGCGCGCCAGACCCTCGTTAAAAGCCTGATTGCCCTTTAACGCCTTGTCGGCCTCAGCGACGCGCATGCGGTCACGCTCAGCCAGGGGCAACAATTTTTCACTGACGAGACTAGCCGCCACATCTGGGCTCATAACATCAGAATGCAAGATCATATGAATACCGTCCCGCCTCTCTTTTTCTTCCTCGTGTTTAAGTATTCGCGGCGCATCAACTGGCCGCCTACCAGGGTTATCGCCAAATCGATTTTTCTAGGTGACTCCCTGTGCGCTTTAGATAGGCTCATGCCGAAACGTGTAGGTGTGCGCCTAGCGTTAAGCATGTGCGTTCTAAGCCGCGCGTCGTCATCCACCTGAATCCGCTTGTCCAAAATATCGTTAGTGGTAATGCCTACCTGGCTAACAAAACGCTTTAGGTTCGTAGAATCGCTCATGTCGAAAATAATCGAGTGCGAGTTTTTCCCTGTGACGGCCCACAAGCGGAATCGCCGCCGCCAACGCCTATGCCACGCATCCATCAACGGCTCCCAATACGACTCTAGGGTTTCATCATCTAAGGCGTGTGACGGGTCAGCCCACAAACCCACAACGTTATGAGATTCCACAAACGCGGTTATTACGCCGTCTACGGTTTCGCGCGGAACCCTGTACTCGAACTGGCGTTTACCCGGCGGGCGTTGCCACATGCCAACCACACATGTGAAACCGTCCGCTATCCTAACGGCTGTGCATGCCGTAGCATCATCAGACTTCGACGCATCAAAAAACAATACGACCTCATCCGCCGGGTCAAGCACAGTATCGCCCGTAGTCACTGCTTCTACCTCTGAGGGGGATAGCCACGCGTCCTCAGCCGCGACAATCTGGTTATACCACTTACGCCGCGACTCACTAGGAGGGTTGGACGGGTCGAGAATGTTTTCAACGATCCTTTTAGGGTCGAGCCAAACCGCGTCTCCCCTCACGTTAGTTACGACCGTGGGAGCGTCCTCAATGGTTAGTTTCGCGTCCTCCCCCGCTTCCAAACTGTCATACAGCAACCCAAAGTCTCTAAACTTGGGTTGGTCTCCCTGTGTGGCCTCCCAAGACTCACGCACTTTCTGCCCTACCGAACCCATGTCTGGCCGATAAGCATTGCACAAATCTAAACGCCGCGCGGGCCTGGTTTTCTTAGCCTTAGCAAGGTTTCCCGACAATGCGCCGGCCATTTCGTGACCGCCGTTAGAGTCCGTCCAGTTCTGCGTCTCATTCGGGATAACAAACGTGGGCCGTCCGCCCTCAACCGTGAGTGGGTTAGACGTGATCGCTTGAATCTGACGTGCTCCGCCCATAGCCCACACGTTCAACCGGCCAATCTGCACACCGTAATAGTCAATAAATTCTTGTGTGGCCAGGCCGGGGAATAGTTTCATCGTGTTCTGCGTCTGCTCTTGCGCGACCGCCATGGTTTGAATCCATGCTTCAGGTTCAGGCCGGGCCTGTAAGTCTCCGTTCTCATCCCAGTAAGCTACCCATGGGCCTACCAGGGCGACGAGGCTAAGCACCGCGGCGAACGGGTCTTTACCCCACCCCTTCAACCGTTGCAAAACCACATGATTATAAAGAAACCTTGCGGGGCCTGGTTTCCTGTTGGTTCCGTCTACGGCGAAAAACCACAACACCAAACGGGCCTGTTCCATTGTGAAAGCCCAAGGCGCGCCCCCATGCTCCAGCCAGTAGCCACACCACGCCAGAACCTGCCATCCGATCGTGTACTCAGGTAAATCCCAGCCGCTAGTCTTGTCCCACTTCCACGCCTTACCCAACATGACGGGCGTGAACCCGTCCGTGAAATGCGGGGCCGTATTCTCTAGCTTCGCCCGATACCATGATTCAATCTCGGCAAACTCACGATCACGCGAAAACACCACCGCCGGCGTGTTGTTAAGAAGCCGCGCCATGCGCCACCTTCCAACGCGATTGCGCAGCCGCGCGTGCCTGAGTTGCCCGCTCATTGCTCACTGTGGCCGCGTCATCGTTAGGAATCTTCAACTTATCCAACAGTGTCGCCAATGAGCCGCGCAACATGCGCAGTTCAACAAGCTTAGGGTCAAGCGCTTTCTGTCCCGCGCTGCCCACAACCTCCCAATCCTCCTGATCAAATAACAGGACGGTGAGGCGGTCAATAATTGTGAGGGTGTCGCACGCGGCCCTGAGTATCTGCGTTTCTGCAGGGTTGAACTCATACCGCGCGATGTGCTCATCCCACATTGCACGCGCGTTCGTACTCCACCTTTTCGGCCGCCTCCATTGTTTAGACTTACTAGCCATCAATAACACCCCCTAAAAACTTGAAACATTTAAGCGAGTAGGAATTCCCACTCGAAACCACCACCCGCGAAATCGGGCAACTCGTCTACCTCATTCAAAAAATCGCCCGTCATAGCGATAAACCTGGCGCGCGAGTAAAACTCAATACGTCCATCACCCCAGGCAAAACATGCGCCAGGGCGTTCCTTGTATTTGCCGTACACGTGCAAACCAGTACCAGACATCGACCGTTCAACCAGGCCGCCCGGTAGTAGCTCTAAAATCTCACGCGCCCACAGTTTCACGCGTCCAGCCTCATTAACCGCATTATCTAAATCAATGCAAGCGAAACCGTCACCAAGCATGAAACCAAAACCGCTACCCCAATCCGACGCGGCAACCTCGCTGAATGTGGCCCACGTGCCCGGGCTAGTAGACGACGCGGCCCGCCCATTCACACGCACCGGGCGTTTCCCCACGCGGCGAACCCAACGCGGCGCGCGCACCATCTCCAAAGGCACGCCCGGAAACGAGGCGCGCAACCTGTAAGCCTTCTGCCGGCACGCCGCCGAGCAATAAGCGCGGGGCCTGCCCTGCCTAGAGCGCGTTGGCAGTTCCACGCCACATGATAAACACACGTCCATAAGTCCAGTATACCAAAAAGGCGTTACGAAAAGAACCGTTAAAGCCTCATATTACGCGGAAAACGCGCGCCGCCAGCCCGTAACAATAGAGGAAAGTGTTACGAAAAGAATCAAAAACGCGATCAGATGCGGCGAAAACACGCACCCACACCAACACCACACCCACCCGCTAAAAACGGCTCAGACACTCTAACACGCACGCACACGCGCCCTAGAAAAACACGACACAAGGCGCACGCAGCATCTTTCCTGCTATCCGGCGGTTAGCTAGGGGTGGCGGGAGGGGGGTGTACCCCGTGGGGGTGGTTGTTGGTGGCTCG